GAATTTACCAATTGATTTTTACTAATGTTTCTGTGTGGTTTACCAAATAGACCAAAAGAGATGGCATCCAACATAGTTGATTTACCAGCACCATTATGACCAACAACAAGTGTTGTTTTGGATTTATCCAGATTTATCTCTGTCCACTTATCGCCTGTAGATAGAAAATTCTTCCAGTTTACCTCTGTAAATTTTATCATGCAACTTCCAGTGCTTGTGCCTCTGTCATGAGCTCACGCATTTGGATTTTTATTCTGTCCTTATCCAAATCCGTATCCACTCCATCAATATATGAATCAACCAATTTAGGGGTATCATCAATAGGTGCTGTAGGATCCTCCACATTCTCACCAATAAATTCACTAAAGTTTTCAGCAATCTTTAGCTCGTATATATCCACATTTTGGATACGATCAATAAATTTATCAAATGCAAATGCATCCTTTTTATTAACGACCACAACCTTTACAAATCTTTTAGAGCATTGTGATACATCATAGTTATTATAATCAATTTTTTCATCATTGTAAACAATTTTATGAAACAAAGTGTGAGGATTTAATATTTTTTCAACCTCTCTTGTTTCAGTATCAATGACATGAAAATATTTCGGATCGTGTGCATCTGACCAAAAAAATTCCATTTGTGAACCTAGATACCAAATGTTATCCTGTTTTGATCCTACGTGAAAGTGACCTGTTAATACCTGTTCAAACTTACTAAATATTTTATGATCCATACCATGAACATTTCTAATGCCTCGCATCATTTCAAAGTTTACAAGTTCCAGGTGAGCACCAACCCAATCGGCCTTACAGTTATTAATAAATGACATTGTCGATTCATAGTTCTCTGAGTTAATCCAAGGTATCATAGCCATTTTTAGGGAACCATATTCCATAACTGTAGGTTCCATTATAATATGTACCTCATTCATATAATGACCAAGCAATTCCTTTAATGAATTTAGGTCATTTGTATTTTTATAAAAGGTATCATGATTGCCAGGTATAATATCCATTCTCATACCATGTTTACGCAATGGATCCAAAAATATTTTCCTATTGTGGTTAAGAGCCTTAAAGTTTACAAATTTTCTATGATCATAATAATCACCCAAATGTACAATTTGTTTTATATCATTTTCTAAACAATATGGAAAAAATACCTTACCATAAAAGTCTGCAGCATTATTTAAAAATATCTCGGAAGAGTTACGAATACCACAATGTGTATCGTTTAATATAGCTATTTTCACTTCATAAATTCCTGTAAATCAGAATCAACATGCACAGCACGTTTCTTTTTCTTCTTTTCTTCTTTTATATACTCTTTAATTTCATGATCAGAATGTCTAACCTTATCAATTCTATCCTTTAAGGTATCAACAAATGATCCAACAACAGACATATAACCATCCGTCATATCTCCATCAACAAAATTTTCTATACCGGATCTGGTAAGATATTTTAATTTTATATCTTGTTGTTTTTTCTCTTTTGCTATTCGCCTTAGGAATGCATACCATGTTATTTGTGTGAAATATGCAAATGCATTTGGTTTACCTGTGCGTGTTGCCGCAGCTATATCATAATTTTCTATTGCCTTCAAACAGTTTTCAACTGCATCCATTACCATTTCTTCGCGATATGTGTAGCGAATAAAATTTGATTTGTGAGACAAACCTTCAGCGATGCTTAAAAAACACTGAGCTATATAGTCTGGTACTTTTGGGAGTTGTTTATTGTCTGATTTGGCTTCGTTAATCTTAGTAACATAATTAACTACGGCTTGAGAAAACTCTGCATTATTTACATAATGAGCACTTTTTTTATTTTTCCTTGCCATATAAAATTCCTTTCATAATAATAATTATATCATATTCTATATCTCATGTAAATTACTAAATTTACTTATAAATTGGAAAAACTTTTTCTGTAGATGGGTTTACAAGCTAGCTAGTTATGATATAATAAGGTTATACCTTGGAGGAAGGGAGGGTATACAACTAATGTAGCTTATTCGGAGGCGTAAATTGAATAACATTATTCTCAGATGAATCTTGTTCTGCAAATTTTTCTTTTAAGTACGCGCCGAGTTCATCATTATCAAAACCCTGTGTTTCAAACATGAGTTCATCAATATTAAATTCTTTTTTACCTTGTATTACTTTTATTTGATCCACAGCCTCTTTATAATGTAATAATAAACCAGCGGAAGGAGCAACCTCACCAATGACATGACCTAAATGAATCACAACAATCTCTTCAATATTATCCTGAAAAGACATCCATGGTTTAAATGAATAATATCTTACATTATTGTCAAAATCTTCAGCGTGAAAAATTTTAAGTGCATTTTTTACAACCAGTGTATCCTCAGCCTCATTATAATCAATAACACTGGCGACAACCTCATCATCGTTTGTAAGTTTAAATTGTTTTAATTTCATAGATCTATTACCGTGGTTGAATATTCAAACTGTTCTCTCTGGTAGATTTTTAATCTTTCCCAGGCGTGAATTAGCGAGTAATTTTTTCTTTTCTGCCAACTAATATCATCAGATATATCATACAAGGTGGTTTTCCTTCCATCATCACTTTTTCTTAGGCCTCTACCAATAGATTGCAAAACTCTAATTTGTGATTTACTTGGTGATGCAAATATAATATTGTGTAGGTTCCTAATATTTATACCCGTTGAGAACGTACCTAGAGAAGCCACAATAATTGCATTTGACATACCTTCGACAATACCACGAATTGCCTCCCTATCAGATGTATCGGTTTCTCCAGATACAAAATACACCTTGCGATCATCATCTGCCTTTTCTTTTATTGATGCATACAATGGTTTACCATGCTTTTCAACATAGTTAAATAATACTAAGGTATTGCCTTGCAACGATAATGAAAGATTTCTAATAAATCTATTTCTCTTTTCATGACTCACAATAAAGTCTAATTCGTCTTGGTATGTTTGTTTACCAAAATCCTTACGAACCTTTTCATCATATTTTAATTCAAGTCTTTTGATTGCAAGTGGTGCAAGTGTTTCATTATCCTGTAATTGTTTTGTTGTGGTAACTTTATAAACTTTACCAAATAAACCTTGTAACACAAGTTCATGTGTTTGTGATCCATCTAATGTACCAGTCGTACCAAATCTATATTCAGCCTCAGTACATTTATTCATAATATTCATTAATGATTTGGATTTAAATCCATGAACCTCATCGCCAAATACACAACCAAATTGCTCAAACCATACCTTTGGTAGTTTATAAATGGATTGCCATGTCGATATTACAATTGCTTGATCAACTGCTTTATCCTTACCTGAGTAAATTCTATGCATACCACCTTCTGGCATTCCATACTTTATAAAATCACTATGCATTTGCTCAACAAGAGATGTTGTAGGTACGATCACAAGAACTCGGCCACCCTTTGGGTAATTTCTTCCATCGGTGAGAAAATTTAACCAATATCTAGCCAGGGCATATATCATATACGATTTACCGGAACCAGTCGGAGATAATAAAATGGCTCTTTTTCTTACCAAACCTTCGCCTATGGACTGAAACTGATAATCTCTTAAAGGAAATGGTAGATCAAGTGTATCTAAATACTCTAATAACTGGGTAGGACTTACATGTGTCCTATCATCGGCTCTACCATATTTGGTTTGTTCTGATACTAATTGATAATTTCTTTTATCACAAAATTCATTTAGGTGGTAAAACAATCCTACTGGTAATGTTTTATCATTTAATCCAAATAAACGAATTTTACCATCCCAGAGTCTATTCCGGAATGCTGGCATAAATTTATACCCAGGAACAAAAAATGAAAAGAATTCATTTAATTCCTGTGCTGTACCATTATCACATTCTATTTGTAAGTTAGAGTGATTTAACTTCCTGACTCGAATTGCTTCCACTTAATCATATTACCTATTGTCTGATGACGCCAATTTAGATTATTTATTATCTCTGTTAGCGTGTCAATAATGGTTTTATAATACTGTATTTTCTCTTCCGATTTTTGGATTTCTGGATCTGAATCATAATAATAATCCATTTCCCCTTTTAGTATTTTTAAACCATTAAATGGATCAGGATCCCATCCTTTTTCCACTAGTTCTTCTTGTGACATTTTACCGTTGTAATATAACCATTTATCCTTAAGCAAAGACTTTTGTGCAAACTCTGCTCTTTTTAATAGCAATTTTGTATGGGATAAAAACTCTAGATATTTTGCGTGTAACTGTGGTGTTACACGTGATGTTTCATCTAGACTAGTTTGTTTTATTTTGCAGTCCTCAGACCACATTTCATGTATTTGCTTTAAATCAATCATATATGTATTATATCACATGTTAATAATAATGTAAACCTATTTATATTGTGCTAATATCTTCTGAAGAAACTGTAAGAGCTACAGTTGGTTCTATTGCGTAACTACCGCTGTTATAGTTAACAGTTTGAAATAAACTTCCAACATCAGTTCCAGAATAACTAAC